CGCAGCCGTCGGTGGCGGTGCACATGGCCCGCGGCTTCATCCCGTTCTCGATCGAGGTGCAGTCGGACTATCCGTCGTTCGCGTCGGAGATGTCGACTCTGCTCGCCGAGGGCTACGACGAGCTGCTGGTCGACAAGTTCACCCGCGGCTCCGGCACGGGCGAGCCGAAGGGGATCCTCACCGCGATCTCGGCGACCGCCGGCAGCCGGGTCGTCGTGACGACCGCCGGGACGATCGGCGCACCCGACCCGTACAAGCTGTGGCAGGCGGTGCCGCAGCGGTTCCGCCGCAACGCCTCCTGGCTCATGTCGGTCGGGGTCAACAATGCCATCCGGCAGATCGGCGCCGCGAACGTGTTCCACGGCTACACCGTCAACCTGCCCGATGGCTGGGCCGACCAGCTGTTCGACAGCGCGGTGTACGAGTCGCCGTACATGCCGGCCACGACCACCTGGACGACCACCGCCGAGGGCCAGGCCATCGTGGGGGACTTCCGCAACTTCGTGATCGCCCGCAACGGCGGCATGAGCGTGGAGCTGGTCCCGACGCTGTTCCAGCAGCAGACCGCCGGCACAGGGGTCGGCTTCCCGACCGGCCAGCGCGGCTGGTTCGCCTACGCGCGGATCGGTAGCGACGTCGCGAACGCGGGCGCGTTCCGGCTGCTCGTCCACGGCTAGCCCATCCCACCCCACCCATGGCGGCAGGCCGGACCGGTCCGGCCTGCCGCCATGCGCTCCCCCAAGGAGGCACCATGGTTGACGACAGGTACGCCGCCAAGTCCGAGCCGAAGTCCGAGCCTGCGCCCAAGTCGAAGGGCTCGCTGGGGCCGGCCGGCGAGTCGTCCGACCCCGCCGTCCACGACGCGCTGGCACGCCTGGCGGCCGCCCGGTCCAACCGGGACGCCCTCGATGTCGCCGACGCCGACGTGAAGGCCGCCGACGACGCCGTCAAGGCTGCGGAGAAGGCGCTCGCCGGCCTCGGCTACCAGGCGTAGCGGTGGACGTCGTCTACGCGATCGAGTCGGCGGCGATGTCGACCCCGGACGGCGGGTCGGTGCTGGTCCGTAAGGGCACCCACTGGCCGGCCGACGACCCGCTGGTCCGCGCGAACCCGCAGTGGTTCGCCGACGACCCGCGCTATGGCCTGTCGTGGTCGGGGCCGCCGCCGGCGGAGATGGCCACCCCACCGGTCGAGCAGGCCACCGCCGCGCCCGGTGAGCAGCGCATGACCCGCCGCCGGGCATGACCGAGGTGACCGAGCCGGCCGAGGCTGAGCCGGAGCCGGAGCCGGACGCGGTCGTCATCGCCTACGTGTACGACAGCCACAAGCAGGACGTCGCCTACTCGTTCCACCGCTCGGTGATCGAGCTGATCGGCTACGACCTGGCCAGCCACGGCTACGTCGTGCGTGGCGGGCATATCGCGTTCAAGTGCTCGACCGATGGCCTGGCCGACGGCCGCAACAAGGTCGTGGAGCTGTTCCTGGACAACTACCCCCAGGTGGAGTGGCTGTTCTGGGTCGACACCGACATGGGCTTCCATGCCGACACCCTCGAGCGGCTCATGGCCGCCGCGGACCCCGAGGACCGGCCGGTCGTGGGGGCGCTTGCGTTCACGCAGCAGGAAGCGGAGTCCGACGGGATGGGCGGGTGGCGGTGCCGCGCCGCCCCGACTGTGTTCGACTGGGCCCACGAGGGCGACAAGATGGGGTTCGCCGTCCGCTGGAACTACGCCCACGACATCCTGACCCGGGTGGCCGGCACCGGCTCGGCGTGCATCCTGGTCCACCGGTCGGTGTTCGAACGGATCGAGGAGAAGTACGGCCGGGCGTGGTATGACCGGGTGCCGAACGCCTCGATGGGCCAGATCCTCTCCGAGGACCTGTCGTTCTGCCTGCGCGCCGGCACGCTGGGCATCCCCGTCCACGTCCACACCGGTGTCAAGACGTCCCACCAGAAGACGCTGTGGCTGGCCGAGGACGACTACTACGGCCAGGTCGCCCTGTCCCGCCTCCCCGCCGCCCCGCCCGCCGCCCCGGCGACCGACGCGGTCGCGGTCGTCGTCCCGGTCCTCGGCCGCCCCCACCACGCCGCCCGGTTCATGGATTCGCTGCGCGCCACGACCGACATGGCGCTGGCGACGGTGTACGCGGTGGGGCAAGGCGGCGACGAGGAGACGATGGCGGCGTGGGAGGCCGCCGGCGCGACCGTGCTGGACTCCGGGGAGCAGGTCTCGTTCGCGGCCAAGTGCAACCTCGCGTACGCCAAGACCGCTGAGCCGTGGCTGTTCCTGGTCGGCTCTGACGTCCGGTTCCATCCGGGGTGGCTCGACCACGCCCAGGCCGCCGCCACCGACGGCGTGCATGTCGTCGGCACCAACGACCTCGGCAACCCGCGCGTCATCGCGGGGGAGCACGCGACGCACCTGCTCGTCCGCCGCGCCTACGTCGACGACCAGGGCGCGTCGTGGGACGGTCCCGGGGTCGTCTGCCATGAGGGGTACCGCCACTGGTGGGTCGACCAGGAGATCGTGGACGCCGCCAAGCAGCGGGGCGTGTGGGCGATGGCGCTGGCCAGCCGGGTCGAGCATCTCCACCCGGCGTGGGGGAAGGCGCCCATGGACGCGGTGTACGAGCTCGCCGCGCGGCACGTCCCCACCGACCGGAAGCGGTTCGAGGAGCGCCTCACAGCGTTCGGGGGGCAGCCGTGACCGTCGCGCCGCTGGTCGACATCCCCGCGAGCCTCGCCCGCGTCGCCGAGCAGAACGACCCGAACCGGATGCAGAAGCTCGCCGAGGACCTGGACCGCTACGCCGCCGTCATCGCCGCCGACCACCCCGACGTGGTCGTCGAGTGCGGCACCGCGCGGGGCGGGTCGGCGTGCTGGTTCGCCGCCCGTGGCGTCGACGTGGTCACCATCGATATCACGCCGCTGGCCGACGCCGCGAAGAGCTGCTCCCCGCGGGTCACGTGGCTGATCGGCGATTCCGCCGACCCGACGGTCGCGGGGATGGTCGCGGGGATGGTCGGTGGCCGCCGCACGATGGTCGTGCTCGACTCCGACCACGCCGCCGGCCACGTCGCCGCCGAGATCGGCTTGTATGGGCCGCTGGTCACCGTCGGCTGTCACCTCGTCGTCGAGGACGGCATCATCCGTTGGCTGCCGGGCTGGCCCCCCGGCCCCCTGGACGCCGTCGAGGCCCTCCTGGACGGCAGCCCGCAGTGGGAGCGCGACACGGCGACTGAGGAGCTGTCGCCGGTGTCGATGTACCCCGGGGGGTGGTGGGTCCGCCGTGCATAAGGAAGCGTGGGCGTGGCTCGCCGCCCACGCGACCGACCAGCCCGTGAGCGTCCTTGACCTCGGCGGCCGGCAGGTCAACTGGGACTCCCCCCGGGTGCTGTTCCCGGGCGCGTCCAGCTACACCGTCCTGGACATCCTCCCCGGGGAAGGCGTCGACATCGTCGCGGACGCCGCGACATGGGACCCGCGTCGCCAGCGGTTCGACTGGGTCCTCGCGGCGGAGGTGTTCGAGCACACCCCCGACTGGCCCGCGATCTGCCGGACCGCCTACCGCGCGCTCACCACTGGGGGGCGGCTGGTCGTCACGACCGCCGCGCCGGGCCGCCAGCCCCACTCCGGGGTCGACGGTGGCCCGCTCCACTTCGCCGAGTACTACGCCAACGTCGAGCCCGACCAGCTCCGCAAGGTCCTTGAGGACGTCGGGTTCACCGGGATCGAGATCGACGTGCAGCCCAGCCCGTCCGATGTGCGCGCGGCCGCCACCAAGCCCGCGTAAGGAGGCACCGTGTCCGCAATCATTACCGATGTCACAAAGAACGCGATGCTTGACTCGGCTGTGTCGGGCGCGCCCGGGACGGCGTTGTTCCTCGGGCTGCACTCCACCCTTGGCCAGTCCGGGACCGAGCTGACCGGCGGCAGCCCCGCGTACGCCCGCAAGGCGATCACGTGGCAGGCCGCCGCCGCTGGCGCGAAGGACCTCACCGCCGCGGTGACGTTCGATGTGCCGGTCGTCACGGTGCGGATGGTGGGGCTGTGGTCGGCGTCGACGGCGGGGACGCTGCGGGCGTGGATGCCGGCCGGGTCGACGGCCCGCCGCGCGTTCTCGGTCGACGCCGCCGACGTGACCGCCAACACCATCACCAGCGCCGGCCACGGGCTGGTGAACGGGAACTCGGCGGTGGTGTGGCCCACGATCGGCGCGGTCCTGCCGACCGGCCTTGTGGAGGACACGGAGTATTTCGTCGTCGGCGCCGCGACCGACACATTCCAGCTGTCGGCGACGTTCGGCGGCGCCGCGATCGACTTGACCGCGATCGGCGACGGCGACGTCCAGAAGTTCACCCCGGAGGTCTTCGCCGCCCAGGGCACCTATCAGGTTTCGGCGTTCACGGTCAGCCTGCCCGGCTGAGCGTCGGCCGCATCCGCCCTTGACCCCCCACCAGTCCCGACGCCGAGGAGGTGTGGCATGCCAGCGCAGATCCTCTCGCAGAACGCCGGCGGGTTCAGCGGCACGTCGGGGACGGCGACGTGGGGCGCGGGGACGACCGGGACCGGCGCCGGGGTCCTCATCGTGTCGTGCAACGGGCAGACCGTCAGCCCCCCCGTCGCGTGGGTGCAGGACTCCCCGGCGGTCACGGGCGGCACCAACCGGGTCTACGTGTTCCGCCGCTACACCGCCGGCGGGGCCAACATCACCATCACCCCGGCGGCGTCGGCCCCGGTCGCGTGGGTGCTCCTCGAAGTCGACATGGAGTGGGCGCTGGTCGCGACCGTCAACGGCGTCAGCGTGAACGCCACCAGCGCCTACGCCACAGCGTCGGCGACGAGCCTGGACACCGGCATCGCGGCCGGCACCACCTACGACGGGCTCTGCCTCGCCGTCCACGGCGCCCCGGGCCCGACCCCGACCCCGCCGACGTGGAGCGGCCACACCGGCGGGTTCACCGAGCTGTACGACCAGGGCGCCGCGAGCGCGAGCATCTCGACGGGGCTGTCGGTGGCGACCAAGTCCGTCCAGTCCCTCGGCGACTACGCCTGCACCGCCACCAGCAGCCTCGGCGGCGCCGGCTCCCTCGCGGCGCTGATGATGATCTACAACGGCCCCGGCGCCCGCCAAGGGGCCGACTACAAGGTCCTGGCCGGGTTCGAGCAGCAGACCGCGGCGGGCCTGGACGCCGGGATCGCCGGGACCGCCGGCGACGGCGCACGCTATGTCGACGCCCTCGGCGGCTCCCCGGCGGTGGTCACCACGACCCCGCGGAGCGGCGGCGGCTGCCTGGAGCTGGCGTCGGCGTCGGCGGTGGAGTGGGTCCGCTGGTCCCACGGCGGGCGGCTGGCCCACGACAAGTGGGGGGTGCTGCGGTTCTCGTTCCGGTTCCCCACGGCGCTCCCCGCCGCCGACGTGGAGCTGGCGGCGATGATCGGGATCACCGCGCCGCAGACGACGGTCCGGTTCCGCAACGCGGGCGACCAGATCGGCGTGCAGATCGGCGCCGGCGCCGAGCAGCTGAGCGTCGCGACGGTCGTCGCCGACACCTGGTACTCCCTGGACATCCGCCTGGACCAGTCGACCCCCGACGGCTCCACCTACACCGCTGACTGGCAGCTCGACGGCGTCGCCCAGGCGCAGGCGACGCTGGCGGGCCAGGTCGCCAACGCGACCGTCGACCATTTCTACATCGGGTGGCAGACCGCGGTGACCGCCACCGTCCGCTACGACGACATCGTCGTCGCGACCCGCTACGGCCAGTACCCGATCGGCGACGTCACCATCCTGCCGTTGAAGGTCGACCCGGCCGGCACCCTCACCATCTCGGGGACGTCGACGAACTTCCAGACGTTCACCCTCAATGGGACGATGGCGGCGTGGAACGCCACGACCGCCCGCGGCGCGATCGACGACATCCCCCCCGTGACCGGCGGGAGCGCCGACGGGCTCGCGCAGGTCGCCGCCGCCGCCGCCGACTACGTCGAGATCCCGATGGAGACGCTGCAGGCCGCCCCCGGCGCCACGGTCCGCGCCGTCGGGCTGGTGGCGTGCGGGTGGGCGGCCAGCGGCAGCGTCGCGACGCTCGGGCTCCGCGGCTGGGACGGCACCGCGGAGACGACCCTGCTCGCCGCCGCCGACCCGCTCCTGGACGCCACCAGCGCGGTGTGGGTGTGCAAGCTGTACACCCCCTCGGGCGGCTGGTCGCAGGCGAAGCTGGACGCGCTGGCGTTCCGGGTCGGGTTCAGCGGCGACGCCACCCCCGACATCGGCATCCACGCGATCCTCGCCGAGGTCGCGACGCAGCCGGCCGTCGTCGTCCAGGCGTTCGGGGAGGCCGGCGGCGTGGCCGCGGCCGGCCAGATGGACCCGGTGACCGGCGGGGTGCTCGGCGTCACGGTCGACACCCCGGCCGGGCAGGGGACGACGCTGAACTGGGAGGCCGGCGGCACCCCCGGCAGCCAGGCCGTCGCGCCCGCTTCCTCGCATACCGAGACGTTCGGCGCGGCCGACTCGTCGGTGGTGACGTTCGTCGAGATCGTCTCCGACCCCGTCGAAGGCTAGCCGCCGATGCCGATGCCCACGGTGTTCGCGGTCGGCGCCGCGGCGTCATCGACCGGCGCGGCGATCACCCCGGGGATCCCCGCCGGGACCGTCGCCGACGACGTCCTCATCCTGCTCCACGAGATGGACCCGGTCCTCAGCGCCGCCGCGCTCGGCGCCGTCACCGGCTACGCCGAGGTCACCGGGTCGCCGTCGAGCCAGACGGGTGGGCTGCCGACCCGCCTCACGGTCCGGTGGCACCGCGCCACCGGCGCCGAGTCGGGGACGGTCTCCTGCCCCGCGGTGACCAACCACCATATCGCCCGGATCGTCGGCGTCCGCGGGTGCGTCACCTCGGGCGACCCGTGGAACCAGACCGCCGCGTCGCTGGAGAACGTGTCCGACACGTCGGTGTCGGTCGACGGCCTCACCACCACCGTGGCGGACTGCCTGGTCCTGGCGGCGTTCACGACCGGCCAGGATGTCGCCTCGACGGCCAACGTGGGGACGTGGGCGAACGCGAGCCTGGCAGGCGTCGCTGAGCAGGTCGACAACTGGACGTCGTCGGGGACCGGCGGCGGGATCGGCGCCGCGACCGGGGAGAAGGCCACCGCCGGCGCGGTCGCCGCGACGACGGCGGTGCTGGTCACGGCGAACTTCAAGGCGCAGTTCTGTCTGGCCCTGCGTGGCGCCGCCGCCGCCACCGCCAGCCCGCCGCGCCCGCTGGTGCTGTCCCAGGCGGTGGACCGGTCCTACCGCTATTGAGCCTGCTGGTGCGGCTGCGACGGAAGAAGGAGCGCCACGTGCCGGGTGCGATCTATGTGAGCCGGAACACCGTCTTCGCCGCGGCGGCCGGCGCGAAGACGGTCCTGAAGCTGATCACCCCCTCGACGTTCAAGATCGAGATCATCGAGCTGGCGATCTTCACCGACGGCGTCACCGCCACCGCGGTGCCGGCGACGTGGGACCTGTTCACCTCCGACGAGACGACCGCCGGCACGCAGAACGGGACGTCGGTGACGACGCAGGTGAAGGGGCGCGTCCAGGCCCACGGCCTCACCGTCGGGCAGAACTTCTCCGCGGAGGGCACCACCTACACCGTCGTGAAGTCGGGGTTCGTGCCGCAGTTCATGGGCGGGCTGGTCTTGCCCAACCCGCTCGGCCTCGAGGAGGAGTCCCCCTCGGACGCGGCCGACTCGATCGGGCTGCGGATCAACGTGACCGCCAACGTCAACGTCCTCGCGTGGCTCAAGTGGGCTAGGGCGTAACCCGTGGCGCGCCTCGGGCGCGGGTCGCTCGCGCGGCCGGTCTGGTTCCACGGCCCGACCGCCCCAGCCGCGCCACCGTCGGGTGACATCACCTACGTCGCCAGCGCGACGGGACAGATCGACTCCGGGTCGACCAGCCCCGCGCCGGTGAACGTCCCCGCCGGCACCCAAGACGGCGACGTGATGGTCGCGTTCGGCGCCAACAACGGCCAGTCACCGTGGACGGCGCCCGGGGGCTGGACCGAGATCGGGCAGGTCGACGACGGGTCGACGTTCCGGCTGACGGCGTGGCTGCGGGTCGCCGCGAGCGAGCCGGCCAGCTACGACTGGGCCGTCACGATCTCGTTCAAGTGGATCGTGTCGATCTCGACCTACCGGGGCGAGGACGCCGCCACCCCCTCCGACGTCGCCGCCGCCGGCCTCGCGGAGCCGGGGACCACGACCGCGCACGCGACGGGGCAGCTCACCACCGTCACCGACCAGGCGTGGCTGGTCGGCGGGTGGGCCGACCGGGGCGGCACCGCCGCCACCTGGACCCCACCCTCGGGGTTCGCGGAGCGGACCGACAACGCCAACACCGGCTCCTCGCAGATCAGCCTGACCGCCGCCGACTCCGACGGCGGCGAGCCGGTCGGGACCTACCAGCCCTCGGCCACGTCGACGTTCTCGGCGTCGCTGGCCGGCGGGATCCTCGTCGCGCTCAGGCCCGCCCCCGGCGGTGGCGGCGTCAGTGGCGTCGCACGGGGCTCGATCGCTACCGCAGGGGCCGCGACCGGAACCAAGGCCGCCGTCGCCGCGTCGGCGGGGCAGGCCCGCACCGCAGGGACTGCCGCGGGCGCCAGGGCAGGCGCTGGCGCCGCGCAGGCCGCCCCCCGGGTGGCGGGCAGTGCCGCGGGCACGAAGAACGCCGCAGGGGCCGCCCTGGGGCCCGCGCGGGCTACTGGCACCTCGGCTGGCCGGAAGCAGGCGGCCGCAGCAGCCGCCGGCGCCCAGCGCACGACCGGGGCCGGTGCCGGCCAGAAGCAAGCCACCAGCGCCACCCTCGGCCCCCAGCACACCGCGGGACTCGCGGGGTTCACCCCCGCCGGCCCGTCCGGTGCCGCCGCCGGGGCGCAGCGCACCACGGGCCAGGCGACCGGCACGAAGGGCACCGCCGGGGCCGGGCAGGCGGCGCAGCACACCACCGGCCTGGCCGCGGTGCGCAAGCAAGCCAACGGGGCAGCCGCCGGGCCGGGCCGGGCCGCCGGGACCTCGGCCGGCGCCAAGGGCGCGACCGGGGCCGGGGCCGCGCCAGCCCGCACCAGCGGCACCACCACCACCCGCAAGCAGGCCACCGCCGCCGCCGCAGGGCAGCAGCGCCCGGCCGGCGTGTCGGTCGGTGGGGTGTTCGTCGGCCCCAACGGCCCCGCCGCCGGCCAGGCCCGCAGCAGCGGCCTCGCGGCCGGGCGCAAAACCGGAACCGGCGCGACGTCCGGCCAAGCCCGCACCAGCGGCGCCGCCGCAGGCATTCACCGTGCCACCGGGGCGGGGCAGGGACAGCAGCAGCACACCAGCGGCACCACCACAGTCGCCAAGGGCGGCCGGGGCGCCACCAGCGGGCAGCAGCGCACCGCGGGGCTGGTCACGGTCCTGCCCGCGGTCATCTGGGGCACCGGGACCGTGGCCACCGCCGACGGCAGCTCGGGTGTGGTCGTGGCCGGGGACGGCGCGACCGGCACCCTCACACTTGTCGGTGGCGGGACAGGGGAGGTGACCAGCCAGTAATGCCAGCCACGACGTGGGATATCGGCGACAGCGTGAAGCTGACCTTCGAGGTCCGCGACGCCGCCGGGGTCCTCACCAACGCCACCGTCGCCTACCTCGGCACCAAACCCGACGGCACCCTCGACACCACCGCCCCGTCGACCGCCGCCACGGGCATCTACACCCGCACGTTCGCCGCCGACCAGTCCGGCACGTGGCTGTATGCCTTCACCGCCACCGGCGCCGTCACCACCCGCGAGGACGGCGCGTTCGTCGTGGAGGCCAACCAAGGCGCCACCCTCTACGTCACCGTCGGTGAGCTCCGCAACCAGCTCAGTGATACCGGGGTGGAGCTCGACTTGTGGCAGCTCGAACGTGCCGCCGTCGGCACCAGCCGCGCCGTCGACGACTACTGCGCCCGCGGCGCCAGCAGCGGCCCCGGCCGGTTCTGGCGGCCGGCCGCGACCGAGGTCCGCGTCTACCGGCCCCGCGACGCGTGCACCGTCCGCACCGACGATATCGCCAGCGCCACGGGGCTGGTGGTGAAGACCGACACCGCCCTGGACGGCACCTACGCGACCACCCTTACGGCGGCGGACTATCAGCTCGAGCCGTGGAACGCCGACCTCGACGGCCGGCCGTGGCGCAGGATCTGCATGCTGAACGGCGCTCAGTGGCCCTGGCACGCCACCCGCCCCACCGTCCAGGTCACCGCCCGGTTCGGCTGGCCGACGGTCCCCGAGCCCGTCCGCGTCGCGGCGAGGATCAAGGCGGCGAAGCTGTTCCGCCGCAAGGACAGCCCCGATGGCGTCAGCGGGTTCGGGGAGCTCGGGGTCGTGCGGATATCGAGATTCGAGGATCCGGACGTGGCGATGCTGCTCGACGCCTACGCGCTGTCGGCCGGGTCGATGGTCGCCTGATGGATACCCACGCCGACTTGACGATCCGGCGCCACGACGACGGCCGGATCGAGGTGCTCGACCCGCCACCGGTCGGCACGGAGACGACATTCTCCCTAGGGCTGCTCGCGATGGCCACCAACGACGGCGGCACCGGTGAGGGCATCGGCCTGGACGCCGACGGGAACCTCGTCGTCGCGGGGCAGGTCACCTACCGGCCAGTGCGGTTCATCCATGCCGGCGGCGACCTCGGGCCGCTGGACCTCGTCTGCGAACGGGTCGCCTGATGGCCAGCCTCTCCGCCGTCCGGGACGCCCTCGCCGCGCAGCTCGACACGATCACCGGCCTGACCGTCCACGCCACCATCCCCGGCAGCGTCAACCCCCCGGCTGCGGTCGTCGCGCCCGCGACCGGCCAGTTCCTCACGTTCGACACCACCATGTCCCGCGGCAGCGACGACCTCGCGTTCCGGGTCATCGTGGTAACCGGCCGCGGCGACGACACCACCGCCCAAGCCAACCTCGACGCCTACCTCGCCGGCGCCGGCGCGCAGTCGGTGAAGGTGGCCCTCGAAGCCGACCAGGACCTCGGCGGCACCGTGCAGTACGTCACCGTCGACAGCGTCGGCGACTACGGCCTCCACGGCTTCGGCGGGGTCGACTATTTCGGCGCCGTCTTCACCGTGACCTGCGGGGCCGTCTAGCGAAAGGAACCAGCCATGAGCACCACCGACCCCGGCGCGGTCCCCGGCCGCGCCATCGCCGACGTCCGCGCCGAGCAGGCCGCCGCCGGGCGGCGGCAGCCGACCGTCGAGGAGCTGCGCGCCGACCTCAAAGCGCGGGGGCTGCCGACCGGGGGCACCAAGGCCGAGCTGCAAGCCCGCCTCGACGCCGACAGCGCCGGCGAAGACGACCAGGAGTAGCACCTTGCGCTGGCTTGTCGTCCATCCCGGCCCCGCCTGGTCAGTCGCCGACGTGTTTGAGGGCTGGCGCGAAGCACTCACCGACCTCGGCGAGCACGTCAACGCCTACAACCTCGGCAACCGCCTCACCTTCTACGACACCGCCCTCCAGGAGATCGGCCACCCCGGCCACGATGGCGTCGTGCAGCTCCGCAAGGCCATGACCCAGGAGCAGGCCGTCGAAGCGGCGGTGAACGGCCTCAAGTCCGCGTGCTACCAGTTCCTCCCTGATGTCGTCCTGGTCGTCTCCTACTTCTTCGTGAACGCCGGCCTGCTCGACCTGCTGCGGATGCGGGGCCACCGGGTGGTGCTGCTGCACACCGAGGAGCCCTACCAGCACGACACCCAGCTCGCCCTCGCCGCCCACGCCGACGTCAACCTCCTGAACGACCCGGCCAACCTCGACGCCTACCGCGCCCTCGGCCCCGCCGCCTACGTCCCCCACTGCTACCGCCCCACGGTGCACCGCCCTGGCCCACCGGACCCCGACCTCGCCTGCGACCTCGCGTTCGTCGGGACGGGGTTCCCCTCGCGGATCGCGTTCCTCGAAGCGATGGACCTGGACGGCCTTGACGTCCTGCTCGCCGGCCAGTGGCAGCTCCTCGGCCCCGGCTCGCCGCTCCGGAAGTTCCTGGCCCACGACGCCGACCAGTGCCTCGACAACCTCCAGACGGTGCGGGCCTACCAGTCCGCGAAGGCCGGCCTGAACCTCTACCGGCGTGAAGCCGACCGGCCTGAGCTCGCCGCCGGGTACGCCGTCGGGCCGCGGGAAGTGGAGATGGCCGCGACGGGGCTGTTCTTCCTTCGGGACCCCCGCCCCGAAGGCGACGAGCTGTTCCCGATGCTGCCCACGTTCGACGGGCCGGACGACGCCGCAGAGCAACTCCGCTGGTCGCTCGCTCATGACGATCAGCGGCACGAGGCCGCCGCGAAAGCCCGCGAAGCCGTCACCGACCGCACGTTCGCCACCGCAGCCGCGCGCCTGCTCGAGCTGCTCGACCGGCAACCCGCCACCCCCTAGGAGGAGCACATGGCACGTGTGGGAGGCCGTTTCGGACGGCTGTATGTGGGCGCGACGACCGCTGCGGCGGCGTCGCAGGTTCCGTTCGTCGGGTCGTGGGACCTGTCCGCCGCGACCGACAAGATCGACGTGACCGCGATGGGCGACACCAACAAGGTCGTCGTCGTCGCCCTCCCCGACCTGTCGGGGAACATCGGCGGGTTCTTCGATGACGCCAGCAACACCCTCTACGACGCCGCGATCGACGGCCTGGACCGGGCGTTCTACCTGTACCCGACGGTGAACACCCCCACCAACTACTGGTACGGGCGGATCTTCATCGACGCGAGCTTCAGCTCGTCGGTGTCGGGCGCGGTCGAGATGAGCGGCGCGTGGGCGGCGTCGGGCGTCATCAGCAAGAAGCCCTGACGCGGGGTGGCCGCCACCGCTCGCGGGATCCAGGTCACCGGCCTCCGTGAGCTGCGGCGCGAGCTGAAACGGGTCTCGGCGCAGCTGCCGCGCGAGCTCGCCAAGGTGAACCATGAGGCCGCCGAGATCGTCGCCGCCGAGGCCCGGCGGCGGGCACCGGTCCGAAGCGGCAAGCTCCGCGGCTCGGTCCGGGCGCTCCGGCAGCAGGCCCGCGGCGTGGTCGCGGCCGGCAGCGCCCGGGTGCCCTATGCCGGCGTGCAGGAGTTCGGCGGGACGGTCCCCCGGTTCCATTCCGCGTCGCGGACCACGATCCCCGCCCAGCCGTACGTGTACCCCGCGCTCGGCGCGAAGCGGGACGAGGTCATCGACGCCTACGGCGAGGCGCTCGGTGACCTTATGCGGCGCGCGTTCCCGGGCTAGAGCGACCCGTCGGCCTGGCAGATCGCGAACTCCCCGCTGGACGTCGAGGACTTCACCGGCTGGCCGTTGACGTAGATCGTGCAGGTGATCTCGCCGCCGCCCTTGTTCTGGGCGCTGAGGTAGAGGAACTGGCCGTCGGTCGCGGTGCGGGTGTAGGCGGCGGGGACGGGCCGGTCGTTCTGCTGCACGGTGCCGTCCTCGCCTTCGAGGGTGAGGTCGGCGGCGGCCGCGGTGCCGGTCACCTCGTAGCGGACCTGGTAGGTCGCGCTGGTTGTGCCGGTGGTGGCGCAGCCCGCGGCGAGCAGGACCGCGGCGAGCAGCGCGAGGGTGACCGTAGGCTTTGGCATGTCGACCTCCTGGGGTCGGCCGGCCCCGGGGCGTGTGAGCGCCGCCGGGGCGTCTCATGCCCGGAGCCTACGCCCCCGCGAAACCGGACAGGTACGCCAACGGGCACGATTGGAGGGGTGATGGCGCAGTCCAGCAACGGCCGGATCGTCATCGACGCCGACAAGCTGACGATGGGCGACATGCGCCGCGCGCGGGAGCGGCTCAAGGACAAGCTCGGCCGTGACCCGGTGGAGCTGCTCAACGGCGAGTTCGACGAGCAGGCGACCTTCATCGTGTGGTGCGTCCGCTCCCGCGCCGACGAGGCGTTCACGTGGGAGCAGGCCGAGGCGGTCCCGTTCGGGGAGCTGCAGTGGCCCGAGGAGCCGCCGCCCCCTCCGACACCCGAGCCCGCGAAGCCTGGTTCGACGCGCTCGGGGACCACCACAGCGAGCTGATCGAACAGGCGCAGGCTGCGCGGTCCCGCGCGGTGCTGATGGGCTTCTACGCCTTGGGCCGCGACGAGTACGACGCGCTGACCCTCGAGGAGCACAAGGCGATGGTGACCTACCGCGACGAGATGCTGAAAGGGCAGGCCCGTGGCGGCTAGGCGGTTCACCGTCGAGATCCTCGGCGAGGCGCGGCAGCTCAACCGCACCCTCGGCCAGGTCGACACCCGCCTGTCCCGCTTCGGGAAGAACACCGAGCGGGCTGGCAAGGGCATCGCCGCGATCGGTGTAGGGTTCGCCGCCAGCCGCGTCGTGCAGGGGCTGAACCGGGCGGCCCAGGCCGCGTCGGACCTGAACGAGACCCAGTCCAAGACGCAGGTCGTGTTCGGCAAGAGCGCCGATATCGTGTTCCGGTTCGGCAAGACCAGCGCCAGGAGCGTGGGGCTGTCGACGCAGGCGGCGCAAGAGGCCGCGGCGACGTTCGGGAACCTCTTCGTGGCGATGAAGATCGGCCAGAAGCCCGCCGCGGACATGTCGGTCGGGCTGGTGCGCCTCGCCGGGGACCTCGGCAGCTTCAACAACGTCGACCCGACGCAGGTGCTGGAGGATCTGCGGTCGGGGCTGGTCGGGGAGGTCGAGCCGCTCCGCAAGTACGGGATCGCGTTGAACGCCGCCAGCGTCGAGCAGGAGGCGATGCGCGAGACCGGCAAGCGCAACGTGAAGCAGCTCACCGAGGCTGACAAGGTCACCGCCCGCTACAGCCTGATCCTCAAGAACACCACGACCGCCCAGGGCGACTTCGCCCGCACGAGCGGGGGCCTGGCGAACCAGCAGCGGATCCTGAACGCCGAATGGAAGGACGCGCAGGCGTCGTTCGGGAAGGCGCTGCTTCCCGCGATGCTGTCGGGCGTGAAGGTCGCGAGCCGGCTCGCTGGCGGGTTCGCGAAGCTGAACGAGGAGACCCACGGGTTCGCCGCGCAGGCCCTCTTGGGCGCGGCGGGGCTGGCCGGGGTCGGCTTCGCGGCCGGGAAGACCGTCAAGTTCCTGAACGACTCGAAGACCTCCTGGAAGGCGCTGCGGGCCGCGAAGGTTGCCCACGTCGTCACCGACAAGGCCGTCGGCGACGCGGAGCTGGTCCTGGCCGCCAAGACCAAGCTCGCTGGCGATGCGGCGGCGACGAGCGCGGGGAAGTTCAAGCTCCTCGGCGGGCTCGGCGGGGCCGGGCTCGTCGGCGGGATCCTCATCGGGTTCGCCGCCGTCGGGATCGGGCTGCGCAAGCTCGATGATCAGCTCCGCAAGACCGACCTGAAGAAGCGGATCAGCGCGCTCGCGGGCGACCCGGCGGCGCTGGTGGCCGCCCGCCGGCGCCTCGGCGAGGTCAATGCGCAGCTCGCGGCGATGGCTGACGGTACCCTGCCGCGGACGTTCCGCGCCGAGCAGACGCTCCGCGAGGAGCAGCGGAAGCTGAACGCTGCCCTCGCCGGGTTCTCCAATGAGGGCGCCAAGGTCAGCGGCCGGGTGAACCTGCTCGGCTCCCAGCTCGACCGGACCGGCGGGACGCTGGTGACGTTCTCCGCGAAGGTCCGCGCGGCGACGTCGAGCTACCGCGACCAGGTCTCGGCGTCCAAGACCCTCCACGGTCAGCTGCTGTCGACCCGCGACTCGATCCTGTCCCAAGCCGACGCGTTCGAGCACGGCCGGCGCGCGTCGCGGGTGAAGACGTCGTCGGTGCTAGCCGACCTCCGCAACGAGGTCACGACCCTCACGACGTGGGCGAAGGACGCGCAGCGGCTCATCAAGCGGGGCATGGACCCGGCTGCGGTGAAGTTCCTGTCCGACAAGGGCCCGGAGTACCTCCGCGCGTTCGCCTCCGGCTCCGATAAGGCGGTCGCCACGTTCGAGGCGCTGTTCAAGCTGCGCATGGACCGCTCCGGTGACGTCGCGTTCAACACCACCGTCGGCGCGGCGGAGGACTTCCGCCGGATGGTGGACAAGGCCAACAAGGAGACCGCGCGGATCAAGGCCGCGAAGGCCCGCACCGACGGGGTCGACCAGGCGGCGCGGGAGTTCCGCCGGTTCCGCAACGAAGCCAACGCCGCGCTGGCCTCGATCAAGAGCCGCGACGTGACCGTCCGGGTGAAAAGCGGGTTCTCCCTCGGCCCGGGTGGGGGCCTCGGTGGCCGCGGCGGCGTCGCGGGCGGCGGGACGATCTACGGCCCCGGCACCGGGACCAGCGACACCGCCGGGCTGTTCGCCCTCTCCAAGGGTGAGGAGGTTATCAAGGCGAGCGCCGCGGCGCGGCACCGGCCGCTGCTGAAGGCGATCAACGCCGGGAGGCTGGCCACCGGCGGCACCGTCGGGGAGTCCGGCGACGCCGTCGGCGTCAAGGTCGTCCCCGGGGTCGGGTCGGTGTCGCCCCTCGAGGCGGGCGCCCGCGGCGTCAACCGGCAGATCGCGCAGTTCATCGCCGCGGCGACCAAGCAGATCAAGGCCAACACCGCCGGCGGCGCGTTCGGCGGCCTCGGCGGCCCGGGCCTGGTCGGCGCCGTCATCAAGACCGCCGCGCGCTACCTCGGCTCGATGTACCTGTGGGGCGGGTCGCGCCCGCCGCGGTTCGACTGCTCCGGGCTCATGCAGTGGTCGTTCGGCCAGCACGGCATCCGCCTGCCCCGCGTCTCGCGGGACCAGGCACGCGGCGGCCGGCCCGGCTCGGGCGCCCGCGGGGACCTCGTGTTCTTCGACAAGGGGAACGTCCACCACGTCGGGCTGGTCCTCGGCGGGCGGATGATGCTGAACGCGCCCCACACGGGTGCGCCGGTGCGGGTGCAGTCCTACGCCGGCCGCAGCGTCAACAACTACCGCAGCTACTTCGGCGGCGGGACCGGGGCGGGGCGGGCGCAGGCGTTCGACCAGGGCGGCTGGCTCATGCCCGGCGCGACGCTGGCCTACAACGGCACGGGCCGGCCCGAGCGG